TCATGTACACCATTTTGCTGCCTTTCAACCAAAACATCAAATCGGCCAATTGAATCATTAGCTTTTAAAGAATGGTCTATTTGGTATTTAATATTATCTGGTGCTTGTGATTTCGGGCCATTTTCATTCAATGATTTTGCAACGGCACCAGGCAATATCATGTCATTATCTTGGTCAATGTAATAAGAAGTATTTAATACACCTGTAACAGTTCTTTTGTTCATATTTATATCTTCTATGCTTTTTGTTTGCATAGATTTTACAGGATAATATGACCCTAATTTATTTTTTATTGCTAAATCGTACTTATTCATATCGTTTAATTTTCTTCAAAATTCACATCTTCTAGTATACTAATTGCATCATCTGGGTTTGGCGTTCCTAATATTCTTCGTGCAGTATCTTCATTTAATCCATAAAATTCTTCTAATATGGCTATAGCCGATTCTAGATCTGTTATTCCTTGTGATACTTGCAATTGAACTGCAAGCACTCCCTGAACACCTCCTACACTGCCACGCAAGTTTGCTTGTGCATCTAATTGTTCTTGTGGAATTACCACATTATTAGTACTATCGTCTGGTATTATCTCTTCAACTGGTTGACTAATTAACCCTTCTGCTTTATCCTCATTAAACCCTTGGAATACTAATGTATTAATTGCTGTCTGTCTATCCATCTTTCCTTCTGAAACGCTTGTATTCAAGTCAATTAAAATTTTTGTATTAATCGCATTTGTTTGAGATTGCGATTTTTTATCACCTTGCAAATAAATTATGTCCGAAAAGTCAAACTCTAACATTTGACCTCCTTCTGATTTTTGAAATTCTGAGTTAAAACTTGATTGTATAATTGATGCCTCTGGGATTATCTTACCTTGATATAATTCTTTTGCTCCAGCTTCTTTATTCTCATATTTTGAATTAGAAGTCAATAAAGGCAATGGGAAATTTTGATTATTTGCTAATATTATTGATGCTTCTTTTTCAAATTCAGTTAACAATAAATCGGCTATTGGTAATGATATAGCAGTGAATTTTATAGATGTATCTGTTATTATTAGCTTATTCTTACCCTTTACTATCCCATAATCATTAAATGACTCTTGTAATTCTTTTTTTGCTTTAGGCAACATTGCGACTGAATCTCCTTCAATATCAGAACTATCAGGATTGATTATTCCAATTGCTCCATGATTACCTAGTAATTCATTTTTAATATTTGCAATTACATGAAGCGTCCCAAGTGTCTTTTCTAATGATTTTAATGGATTTTCAGGAACAATATAATTATCATCCCTCATCTTTAATGAGCTATCTTGTAACATCCAAATACTCTCAACATCTGTTATCTTCGTTGCATTACCGTTCCCCTTGTTTATCTGGTAATAATCAATAATATCAGCTATTGAATTTGGATTTAAATAATTTGGATTTGTTTTTAGAAATATTTCAACATCGGCAGTAGGTAATGTTAGTAATGATTTCAACGATACTCTATAATTAATATTTTTAAGAGCCATTGCAATGCCATATATCTTCCAATTTTTATAAAATGTTTCCCAAAATTCATTTTCTGATTGAAGCAAATGAGGGTTTTTCATTACATCATAAAAAGAACCACTATTAACTAATGTTTTTTCACCTGTCTTATCTATCCTGTATATGTTTTTTTTAGCCGAAACAAACGCCTTTGCACTTCTATTAATTACAGTGTTTAATTGTGGGATTGTTTCGTATGCGTGTAATGCTTCTGCTGGAGTTCCCACTCTAAAATTATCAGAGTAGCTTCCTATCAGGTCTTTAAAAAATATACGAGCTTCTAATGGAGTTGCTTCAACACCATCTTTCTTCTCCAATTTAATCGTATTATCTTTTTCTTTCTTCGCTTTTTTCCAAAAACTCATATAGATATATCTTATCATACAAAGATAATGTATAGATTTTATCTATATAAATTTGTAATTAGTATTTTTTTATACTAACTTTGTGGAAATTAAAATATATTTTATGAAACTAAAAATTAAGGATGTAATTATTCGTACAATTTCTGAAAAGTGGTATGCAAAAGTATTACTAAAACGTGCAGTAAGATTGGCTAAAAAATCATGGCTTAAATCTGGTAAACAACAATTTGTTTTGTTTATTGATGATGAGTATCTAGTTTTTAACAAGGCTGTTATTGATACGCTTAACAAGAAAAGGAAAAAGAAATTCACACATAGGAATGTAATGGACGCTGCTGTTTATGTAACGCCTGCATCTGGATATATTAATATTTAACGGTTTAGGTAAGATTAGTTTATTTACGATTTAAAACACAAATATTATGAGTTTAGCAAAGGATAAATATAGAGAAGAAACAAATGAGGACTGTTATTGCGAAGCGCACCAAGTAGAAGGTGGTAGCTACAAAGATGAATACGTGCTATGGCTAGAGCAGCAAGTAAATACATTAATTTTACCTGCCGTTTTAGATGAAATTATTGGATACATAGAACAAGCTGACCAAGAAGGAGAATGGGAACGAGGAAATTGCAGAAGCTTACAACAGGTTATTGATGCAAAAGATATGCCTTACTTTTACTACAAACTTATTGAGTTAAGAAATGGCAGGTAACGAATGGTGGTATGGTGTCGTAATTTTGCGGATAAATAGTACAAACTTAATAATAGGAATATGAAAACAGTAGAAGAAATTGCACAATGGGTAATAGATAATAGATACCCGAAAAGTGAAAATAACAAGGTTTCAGATAGTGAAATGTATCACGAATTGGTAGAAAGCATAGCAAAATTATGCACTATACCACGTGTTAGCAATTCGGTTTGTTTACACGAACCACAGTATCAAAATTACAATAGAGATACTGGATTGCAGATATGTGATAAATGTGGAGCAATTACAAACTGATTGCTAACTAGCGGATATAAACTCCTACACTTATGAATATTGGTATTAGATATATTTTTAAGAAAAAATTTATTTTTAGAACTACAAAGAAAAAAGAGATAGATATTTAAATATAGAAATATGACAAAAGCACGAAAGTAAATTAAATGTATAACCGCTCCTGTTTTATTTTTTTAGCGTGGGCATAAAACTAAATAAGATGACACTAGAAGATTTATTACATAAAAGATGCCTAATAAAAGAAACGGCAAGATTTGGAAATAGCAATGTGCAAGAAGTAAAAGTACTTGAAATAGCACCGAGTAGAAACTGGGTAAAGATAATGAATATGTACGGAAATAAGTATTGGAAGCCAACCGCTGAAATACAAGTAATAGAGGTGCTAATTGACTTAAAAACAGGAAAGCCTAAAGATTAGCGTGCATTGGCTTTTATTTTTTATTGTTGCTAACAGTTTGTATAAGTAGCGGAATAGGAAGCAGTACACTATCCACCGCTAAAAACTTAATAAATTAAAGAATAATGGATAACACAGATATAACATTTTTACTATTCGCATGGGATAGCTTAACCGAACAACAGCAATATCGTATCAATATGCGATATGAATTAAAAAAAAGTTTGGAAAATTTACCGGTTGGACAGAGCAAACGTAGTTGTTATAGAGATATATCAAGTAAGTTTACAAGTTATTCTATGGATACAATTGAGTATATTGCAAATCATTAATTTATTAAAAAAAAGGATAGAGTCACATAATAATAGTTTATGGTATAAAAGAATATTTAAAAAGGTATAAACCTATACACAAATAGCAACAAACGACAAAAGACTAACCCACAACGGATTAGTCTTTTTTTATGCCGGGCTAAGACTTATAAATCTAACGGCCTAATACCTTACTGAATAATCTAAACACTCACTTTGATTTATATACTGTTTTATCATATCTCTTTAATTATACAATTCTGGGAACATTTTTTGCGCCTGTTTTGCATAAGTTGCTAATGTATCTGGTGCATCGTCATGGTCACTATTACTTCCATCCTGGAGTAATGAGAATACATCCTTCATAAACTTATCATAATCTGAATTAATTTGGTAATCGTTTCGGAATAGCATGTATTTTTTAATAAAAAAAGAATTATTCTTTATTCTTACAATTTTATTTATTGTGTTATGGATGCCTTTTATCCTGATATTTTCAAACTTATTTTGTAAACTTCTTTTAAACAAAGTCCCCTCTTTATTTGTCTCAAGTATTATATAATCAATATTATTTTGTTTACCTAATTCAACAGTTAATGGCTCTGTAAACTCAAAAGTACGTTTATCATAAATCACATCTTTAATGTAAATGTAAGCGCCTACATGACATCCTAACACTAAACAATAATTATCATTTCCTTTATCTGCTGGGTCGATAACCATCCACTTAGTTTCTATTTTATTTAAATCAAAATCAACTAACTTGAAATAATTGAGTTCTGTTTTATTGAAAAGTATACCCTCATCTGGTTGCGGATCTTGCATATATTGAGTTTCAAAAACATGTGCAGTTTTATGATGAGTTCTGAGTTTTTCAATGCCTTGCATATCTTGCTTAAATTCCCATAATGGTTTACCATTTATCACAATTGGCAAAACAATATTCATAGTTTCTTCTGAATCAAAGTAATCTAATAACGCTTGTGTAGCATCATTTAATCCAGCTCTTTGTTGTATATTTACTAAAGGGGTTTCTTTTGAGTTCACCCTTGATAATATTGTTGTAAATATAGTATCAATTGACTTTTTATTGTTTGCGTTATTGCTTTGAGAATCGATTATTTTATTTATATCATCCAGTACAATAGCACCCTCAAAGTCCTTTATGAAGTTTATTAAGTCGTTATCATTATCAACCATTCTACCGGCACCAAATCCAGTAATTTGACCGAAAATAGTTGCTGTTTTTAACCCACCACCTTCATTAGTTCGCCATAGGTTTTTCCCTGTTTGGTCTTTTTTTAATTCAACGCCAAACATCCTTAAATAAACTGGATGTGTTACTATATCTCTTATCCTTATTGATGTTTCACTTCTTAATTCATCTGAAGCTGTAATATAAAGGAAGTTAGCCCGTGGATTTTTAGCCAATGACCAGGCAATAAAATTAATCCCTGCAAGTTCTGTTTTTGAAAATCGAGGAGGGATGTTGATATTTAATAATTTATATTTGTATTTTGCTGTTTCCTCAAGTCCATTACATATTACATCGTGATGCCAATTTACTATAAATTTTGAACCACGCAATACACGAAAAAAGAAGCGTGTAAAATATAACAAGCTTCTTTCACATTTGACTTTTGATATTGCTATTTCTTCCGGTGTAAGATTATCGAAATCCATTAAATATTATTATCAATATTATCTGATATTTTTTTTATTTGCTCATCAGTTAATTTAACATCTAAATTAGTGTTTGTTTGCTTTATTTCTTGTTGGTCTCGTTCACCTAATTGCTTTTCTCTCCATATACTTGCTGTTGGATTAAAATCCCCTTTTAAAGCACCTCTGTTTATTCTTGAAACGATAATATTTTGTATATCTGTTTTTAAGGTCGCAAAAATGGGTATAATACTACACCAATAATTAACCTTGGAATCCCTCCATTCTATTGAAGCGCATGCGTCTTGAAAGCATAATATATTCTCATCTTCTTTTGAATTTGCAATCATTTCTTTAAACTTTCGTAGCACTATAGCAGGATTTTTTTTATTATTTTTTTGATTAGGATATGAAGTGCTACTCGCATGTTTTTTATTTCCTTTTTGCCCTGACATAATTGTTTTTTATTAACTTATTTTTTATTAAAAATATTTTTAATTGGTTTACAATTTAGATGTAAAGCGGTTTTATCGTATCTAAACCATACACTGTATTCTTTTTTTACAATTGATTTACCACAAACACCTACTACCAACTTATACACCTATCTTATTATTTAGTTTTGTTAATGTCCAATGGATAGGTATAAATAAAAAGTCTAATTCTTTTTTAAATATCCATCTATATACATACTTAATTATACTAAATGCCAATAAAAACATGAATGCAACTATAAGAACTATTAATCTAATTTGCTTTAAAAAATATTTTGTTCTTATTGCCTTGTATGTGGTAAATGAGAATAATAAACTAATTCCTAAAACATATCCGAATAGAATAAATTCATTTATATCCGTATACTTATCAATCAAATAAAAAATACAAAAATAAATAAATGTATATGATGCTGTTATTATTATTGAATTCCTCATAATTTAATTGTTTATTTCAATTACCCATTCGTTATTTACCCATTCTTGAAAGTACGGTTCATTTTGTTCATGTTCGTTTACTTCAATAATAATGCCTATTGGGTAAAATGTATTATTTGTTATTATTTTATACTCTTTCATAGTTAAATTATTTATACAAAGATACTAAATTTAATTGTTATAATCAATTGTTTGTAATTATTCTATCGTTCATAATCAATGATAATTACACTTGCCGGTAAATGATACCATAATATAGCATCTACTAATTTAAATTGTAAATTAAAATCTTTGGCGTTCCTTTTGGCTATTTTTTTTCGCTTCTTTAAGTTTGGCTTACCCACTACTTTTATTTTTTCCCACTCTAATGCAATTTGATAAATGCAGTTAGATACATTCTGAGTGTGTTGTTCAAGATTTATAATACTCATTATTTTTTTTTAATTATTTAATTTAGTTGTGGATATACGTATGTTATCGCCAATTGTAAGCGGACATTATCTGCTGTTGACGTAACACTATTTGTTCGACTATCTTTGCTACTGCTTCATCAAATTCTTTTGAATTAACTGCATTTATCTCACCGTTTGTTTGCATCACATATTTAGGCGTTGAATACTTGTATAAGTCATTCATCATATGATTTAATGCATTTATTTGAGCATCATTTTGAATCGCTTCTAAAACAACTGGCGATAACATGCGGTCATAATTAATAGCCGAGTTTGTGCCATCTTGTAAGTTTTCATCTCGTATCATAGTTTATCTAATTTTGAAAGTTAATATCTTTGTATTCGGCTACTAATCATACCGCCAGCCGTTGGCATTTATGTTAATATTCCTAAAAATTCATTTAATACCGGAACTAATGACTCATCAATAAATATCTTACCCTCTTCACCATTCCTTTCAATTCTAACTAAATTCTTGCCTTTATATCCATCAAGATTTAAATTCTTTCTTTCATCACAAATATACGAAATAAAATCTAACGCTTTCTTATTGTGGGATGCTAATAGTTGTTTAATGTATACCATAATTATTTATTTGAATCAATTTCATTTAAAAAAGTTTGCCAATTAGGAAAATCAACATACATGCCACGCTTCCCAAAATTCATTGAAAATACATCTATCATTTCATTTATCATTTTAGTTGTTAATTGCTTGGTTGATTTAATATTAAACAATTCTTTTTGTGTTGGTTTCCAAATTGATTCTTTTATTAGTTCCATTGTAAATGGAATTTCAAAGCCCAATGAATTTGTAAATGTATATCCTGCATTGTTCAGGGAGTTTGCCCACTTTGTCATATATAAATGCAATGCTCTATTTTGCGAAGATGTCCTGGTTATTGGTGTTAGTTTTTCTTTAAACCAATTAAACACTATAACCTTATCAATTAATCCAGTATTACAATTGAAATATTCAAAAAATTCTCTTCTTATTTTATCCCAATTCAT